AGTTTGTGATGATTGTAATTGGAATAAAGTTATCCCAGCAAGGATAAGGAGTTTTAAAAATGACTGAGTATGATAGTGCAGTCGAAAGACAAAGAATACTACTGGAAGCAGAAGCATGGGCAGATAGTCCTAAATCAATTCTTATACATCAAACTACATCTATGTGGTATGAGACTGAGGACTCTAAAAGAGACTTTGAGAATGGTAGTGTGACAGATACACAATACAATAGTGGTCTCATCGAGAGAACACAGAATGGTAAACTAATTAGAACCTTTGGATATAGAATGACTGGTGATGAACTAATCGATATCTATATTAGAGGTGGGAAATAATAATAGGGGCTACGGCTCGGGCATGGGACAGGAGAACGACCATTACAAAAAAGAACACTTTTATTACAGCTTTTGTTTGTATAACTGTTCTCCATCCCACCAGTTTTTGGAGTAGAATATGAATAAGTGTATAGACCATCCAAGAATGGTATTTAAAGGAACACTGACCCATGAAGGTCATTCAGTATCATTTAATATATTAGATGATTATGTTGAAGTAACAAATCAAAAAAATGCAATGATATCAGTTAGCAAAATGGATACTGATAGAGCAATAAAAGAACAACGAGATTTATTAAAATGGGGATACACATGGGTAGAATAAAACATATAGTAGAAATGATATTGTGGTCTAGACCTTGGTCTAGTGCATCAAAACTTTTCATACCATTTCATATGGGTATGATGTTACTTACTGCAACCTTGATTTTTTTCATTGCAAGAGCAGAAGCATCTGACCCAAACAATGAAGCATATTGTCTTGCACAGAATATGTATTTTGAAGCTGGTAATCAACCATTAGCTGGTAAGATTGCAGTTTCCCAAGTGGTTATTAATAGAACTCAACACATGAACTACCCAGAGACAATTTGTGGTGTTGTTTATCAAGCAAAGTGGAAAGAAAACTGGAAGGGTAATATGATGCCTGTTAGACATCAATGTCAATTCAGTTGGTTTTGTGATGGTAAGTCAGACGACCCAGAGGACTCTAAAACTTGGGTGGAATGTTTGACCCTTGCAAGGAATATTTTACAAGGTGCATATGGAGACATTACAGAAGGTGCAACACATTATCATTCGATATATGTAAATCCATACTGGGCAGATTCATTAAATGAAACTGTAATAATTAACGAACACATATTTTACAAATGACATCAAACTGTATAACACATCAAGAAATTGCAAGGGTACTACATGCAGATGGTAGTGAATACAAAATGGGTACACTTGTATATGGAACATATGAAGAGATTGAAGACTGGTGTGAAAAGAATGATATGTGGGTTGACAAATATCTAGACCATGTAAACCCATCTACAATTTATAATACTGCTGAGTGGGTTGGTACTGGAATATCAGACCCATTTAGTGTAAGTGTTCCATTTGATTATAGAGAATGTAGAACAATGGGAACATTCAATACTAGAGGAGTTAACTTAGACAAATGGTAGAATGGATTGAAGCAATCTTACAAATAATAGGTATACTAACTTTAGTTTATCTATTTACTGTTTGGGGATTAAGTGGTGGATTTAAAAGGTTCTTTACTTTTAGAGAGAAAAAGAAAGATGATGTTAACAGTGGAGCTAAGTTTGGTTGACAAATACAAGTTCTGTAATATAATAGTAATATGAGTGAGAAAAGAAATTTAAAATGCATTGATTACAAATACAATGAAGACAAGTATATCGCACAATTAATTGAATATGTGAATAAAACATACGACCAACATTATTCACAAAATCAATACCAAGCAACAGAATTTATTATAGATGGTGGTCATGGAGAAGGTTTCTGTATTGGAAACATTCTTAAATATGCACAGAGATATGGAAAGAAACAAGGACATAATCGTGCTGACCTCATGAAAGTTTTACACTATGCACTATTCGCTCTTTATGTGCATGATTTAGAAGTGGACAAAAGAGCAACCTTATAGGAGTTATTATGAAAATAAGTGAAAGTACTTTAGAAGTTTTACAAAACTTTAGTAGTATCAATAATGGTATTACAGTACAAACTGGGAATGAGATTAAAACAATCTCACCTATGAAAAATATCTTTGGTAAAGCAACAATATCAGATAACTTTACAAGTGAGTTTTCTGTATATGACCTTCCAGAGTTTCTTGCAACAATATCATTACTAGGTGATGATGCAGACTTTGACTTTGGTGAGAAGTCTGTAAATATTAGTGGTAATGGTGCTAGTGCAACATATAATTATGCAGATGCATCTATGATTATTGCACCACCAGAAAAAGATATTACTATGCCTAATCCAGAGATAGTATTTGATTTATCAACTGACCTTCTTTCAAAGCTACAGAAAGCAAGTGCAGTACTATCACTTCCAGATTTAGTGTTAGAAAGTAATGGAACTGTTGTATCTCTTGCAGTTAGAGATAAGAAAAATCCAACCACTAATCAGTTTACAGAAGTAATTGCAGATGGTGATGGACAAACATATTCAATGAACTTTAAAATGGAAAATATTAAAGTGGTAAAAGATGAATACACTGTTAAAGTATCATCTAAAGGTTTATCACAATTCATTGCAAAGAACAAAGGACTTGAATATTTTATTGCACTAGAACCAGATTCAACATTCGGTTCGTGATAAATACTTTTGTAGGTACTAGACATTGGTATCTGAGGGTGTCAATCTGTTCTCTCTCTTGGGGATTGACTCGATTCATAATGGTGGGATTATGAGTCTTCTTTTTTATTATGAGGTGTGTGAATGAGTGATGAATTTTTATGGGTTGAAAAGTATCGACCTAAAAATATAGAGGATTGTGTCCTACCAGCAGATATCAAGAAAACATTCTTCGATATCAAAGATGAAATACCAAACATGATTCTTACTGGTACTGCTGGTACTGGTAAAACTACAATTGCAAAAGCATTATGTGAAATGCATAATTGTGATTATATCTTAATCAATGGTTCTGAGGAAAGTGGTATTGATGTTCTGAGAACCAAAATCAAAAACTTTGCATCTACAGTTTCACTTGGTGGTGGAAACAAAGTAGTTATTCTTGATGAGGCTGACTATCTTAATCCACAATCAACTCAACCAGCTCTTCGTGGATTCATAGAAGAGTTTCATAAGAACTGTAGATTTATCTTTACATGTAATTACAAAAACAGATTGATTGCACCTTTGCATTCAAGATGCACTGTTATTGACTTTAAGATACCACCAAAAGAAAGACCAAGACTTGCATCTGTATTTCTTGCAAGACTTATGTTGATTCTTGACGATGAGGGTGTAGAATATAATAACGAAGTTCTACAAGAATTAGTTATGAAATATTTTCCAGACTTTCGTAGAACCATTAATGAACTACAAAGATATGCAGTAAGTGGTAAGATAGATGTAGGTATCTTATCTAATATTGCAGAAGAAAGTCTCCAAGAATTACTTGGTCATATCAAAGCAAAAAGATTTACAGATATGAGAAAATGGGTTGCAACTAATATCGATAACGACCCAGTAAAATTATTTAGAAAGATTTACGATACACTTTATGATGTATTAGAACCACAGAGTATACCACAGGCTGTAATTATCATTGCAGATTATAGTTATAAGTCTGCATTTGTAGTTGACCAAGAAGTGAATATCGTTGCATGTTTAACTGAGTTAATGATGGAGTGTCGATGGAAATAATATCTTTTATACTTTTTGCACTTGTGTTTTTTGGAGTATATACATGGGGAGAGGCTAATGGTGTTAGAAAAGGTGCAGATGAAATGTATACACACCTTTATAATCAAGGTGTCAGAAAAAACGACCATGTTATTGTTAAGTTAGAATATGAAGACAGAAGTTCAACTCAAGAGTTCTGATTTTTTTATCCAAAAAAATTGTGGAATAGACCATGAGTTTATTACTGATTGGTGTATAGAACATGAAAACCATCCATACTTTGCACATGATGAGGATGGAACTGCAACACCAAATCAATTTAGTGATAATCTTCGTGCATATGTTCGTGCATCTAAAGATGGTGATGCAGATGAAAGTATGGAACATATGCATCAATTTGAATTGGATACAAAGATAACTCAAGAATTTTATACTTACAATCCATTCACATTTGGATTAAGACCTTTTGCAGATATCTATTGGAAACTAAATCGTTTCTTTTATAGTAATCCACAGGTAAGAAAGGCAAATGAATCATACTATATACATGGATGGTTTAATGTGTATACAAAAAAAGAAGGTGATAAAGGATACGACCACATACCATTTCACAAACACATTGAAGTTATGCATCCACATATTTACCATGGATTCTATTGTGCAAATGTAGAACCATCTACAACAACTTATAGAATAGGGCCAGAACAACCAGAGAGTGAGTGGGTGGTACATCAAGACTATGATGATATGTTGATATACTCTGCAAGTGGATTCGAACATGCATCGTCTCCTTGGATGGAAGATAAACCAAGGGTGACTATTGCATTTGATATATTTCCAGAGTCAATTTACTTTGGAGAACAAGATACAGATTATGACTGGAGTTTAGATGGTAGGATGTATCAAGCTATACCATTCCCAGATTTATGGACAGAAGATAGATGATTGATTTTAAACAATATGCAAACGAAGATGGTCTTCCTATCATAGACAATATAACCTTTGACAAGTTAACAGAACAATATGGGAGAGAAGAGTTTAGACAACAACTTGCAGATTATCTAGAAGAGGTTAGACCACCATTTCCACTCAAAGAAATATCTTATGAAAGAATGAGAGAGATATTTCTAAAGTTAAAGAATACCGATGTTTGGAAATACATTACACCAAATGAATCTTTAGATAGAGAAGTCATAGAGAAGTATGATGATTACAAATATCCATATTCAGAATATGGACTTGGATTAATTGATTGTCCATCTGTATTTAATGATGTATCAGATTATTTTCATCAAGACCTAAGACTTGCATGTGACAGTTATGGTCATCGTTCACCTTTAAATCATTTTGCATACTCATCTGCAAAAGAAATGAAAGCAGCTCTGGGTGCAATCTGGAGAGGTGTGAATGATGTAAAAAAAGTTACAGTAAAAGATACCGATGGAAATGAAATAGAAAAACTTGTAGGTGGTCAACTTAAACAAGAAACATATAGAATGGCATTTAGATTAGGAGCCTATATTGCAACACAATTTAAACCAGTAGTTGCAAAGGCAATCTATGACATGACAGATGCAAGAACTGTTCTTGATACTTCATGTGGATGGGGAGATAGACTAGCAGGATTCTACACTTCTAATGCAGAAGAGTATTATGGTTGTGACCCAAATCCAAATACTTTCCAGAGATATAAAAAACAATGTATTGAATATGAAAAGATTTTAACTGGTAATGAACCTTACATGTATTTTGAAGATGATAAATTTATATCTGAGGGAACTAAAAAAGTTGTGATTCATAGATGTGGTGCAGAAGATTTAGATTATGATTCACTTCCACCAATTGATTGTGCATTTACTTCACCACCATATTTTTCTACAGAAGAATATAATAAGGGTGGAGAGAACGAAGAAGACCAATCATGGTTTAAGTTTAATGAATATGAAAAGTGGAGAGACGATTTCTTCTTACCAGTAAGTCAAAAAACTTTTGATGCATTGTCACCTAATGGTCACATGTTATTAAATATCATGAACCCTAAAATTAAAAATAAAATGTATCCAAGTTGTGATGAAGTAGTTGATATGTTAAGAGATTCTTTTAAAGGACAAGTTGGAATGAGAATTATGCAAAGACCACAATCTGCATCTTCGTTTTTAGACAAGTGGACAGATGTAAAAGGTGATGGTGATGAAGAACAATTAAGTACCAAACAAGGTATCGATAGAACTGCAATGAAAGATTTTATGCAAAAGTACTACATGGAAAATGTATGGTACTTTGCAAAAGGAGACTTAGACCTATTCAGACATTCTAGAACTGGAAGTTTAAGTAGTTTTTTTGAATAAATGTGATATAATTATATTATGAACCCATTTGATTTTGTAACTGCAATAACTTATACCAAGAAAGATATCATGGTAGATGATGTTGCAGAAAAGTCATATGCACCATTCTTGACTAATAAGTCTTTATCTTATCATCAAGACTGCATCATGTATGTTAATGAAATGAACTCTAGAAAACACCTAGATTCTAGTCTTCAATTCCATTATTTCCTAAATACTTTAAGAAAAAGAAAAAGGTTTGCTAAATGGAGTAAACCTAGAGTATTGGAAGATATGAAAGTCATCCAAGCTTATTATGACTGTTCTATGAGTAAAGCAGAAGAATACTATAAGATTCTTACTGCAAAGGAAATAGGAATTATGAAAGATAGAATGAAAAAAGGTGGGAGAAGGTAATGAGTTACGACCTCTCCAACATGGTAGAGGTAGAGTTAAAACAACAGGATGATTTTTTAAAAGTTAAAGAAACCCTAACACGAATCGGTGTTGCATCCAGAAAGGAAAAGATACTTTACCAATCTTGCCATATACTACATAAACGAGGT